TTAGATGGGGCAACTGATCAAGAGATAGAATCCAATCTAAACCTTGATGGAAACACAGTGCGACCTACTCGCAAGACCTTAGAGCAGGATGAATTGATAGTTGATTCAGGCACTACTAGATCCAACCATAATGGTAATCAATGCATCGTTTGGCGTGCTATAAGCGCCGATCAGATGTTCTAAGGGGATAAAATGGGATACATTGAAATACATAATCAGGATGGACTTGGTGGATGGGTTAATTTTGATGACATCCCATTCATAGAAATAATCAATTGTCAATTATGTAATGAGCCAACAGAAGCTAGAGACATTGTTGCTAACATTGTAATAAGGGAAGAAAAGCCTGTAGTGGGTGCTTGGCAGTGTCGCAAATGTCATGCGGTAAATGGCTAGTCAACACAGGAAACATAGAGGTTTCCGCACAGAGCGAGTAGTTGCCGAGTACCTATCGACTTGGTGGCAAGGAGCATGTGTGGGAAGGGGTAGTGGCAAAGACATTGTTAATGTGCCATTTGACTGTGAGGTCAAAGCAAGGGTTGGCTTTCAACCATTGGCGTACATGAAGCAATTAAAAGCTCGAACATCTATCACTGGGGAGTTAGGGTTCGGCGTACTGCGACTAAACGGGCAAGGTGAGGATCCGCGTGACTATGCCGCGATCATCCGATTAGAGGATCTATTGCCACTACTCATACTTAAATACGGTCACTTAGACAAAGAACCTACAGAGGCAGACATCGACCGTTGCTCTGGATGTGGGTCATATATGATCAGGAGATGTTTAACATGCCAGCCTACGACTACAAATGCTCAAGATGCAATCTTAGTCAAGAAGTCAATCATGGATGGCACGATCGATCAATAGTGTTATGCACTTATTGCAATGAACCAATGAACAAAGTATTTACAGCTAATCCAATACATTTCAAGGGTAAAGGATGGGGTAAAGATTAACGACACGCCCATCGCAAGGTGTAGCCAATTAAGGCTCTGACCAGCACTTTTACCTGTAAGGAGACAATACATGCTTGACACACTCGGTACTCTCAGGGCTAGAGCCCATAAGGGGCTCAGAGCGAGCCGCTCGCGGATAGCTCGCTCGGTAGCACTCGCTATTGGGATAACTATGTTTGCACCTATGGTGCATGCAAACACGGGCTCAATAGATGCCTATAAATACAACCCTAGAAAATACATAAATGCCACTATGCAAAAAGATGAGGCAAGATGTATTAAGTTACTCATTAGTAAAGAATCAGCATGGAATCATAAAGCGGTTGGCAATCTATCTAGTCCTACTAAGAGCTATGTGTATGGATTACTACAAATTAAGAACCCTATTGCTAAAGACATGAATCCAATGCAACAGATACAACTACATCATAGATACTTAGATCATCGCTATAATGGATCAGCATGTGAAGCATGGAAGCACTTTAAGATTAAGGGTTGGCATTGACTAGAGCTGCAAGTCATAGAGAGTTAGGCACTCAACGCTGGAAGGATCAGCGATTGCGTGTACTCAAGCGTGACTCATACATCTGTGCCTACTGTAGTGGTGAGGCAACACAGGTTGATCATGTAATACCTAGAGCCAACGGTGGTGGCCATGAGCTAGATAACTTAGTGGCATGCTGCGCACCATGTAACTCACGCAAGGGCGCACACAATGAGGGCGTTTTTTTAGCACGAGGTGCTACCCCCCCTGTCTTTTCAGGGAGCCTCTCTCCGATACAGTCCAAGACGATGCAGGACTCACCTTTTACGCTCCGACCTAGTCCGAGTCAATGACAACTACGACCAAAAAGAAACAGGCGCTACGAGGGGCAACTAAACCGAGGCTTCAAAGTCCAGCGCTTAAGGGCAAATCTAAGATCGATGATGTCAAACAGCTCTGTGAGATTATTAAGATGCCTTTGCTGCCGTGGCAAGAGTATGTACTCAAAGACATGCTCATTGTGGACACAAAGGGCAAATGGATTCGCAAGACAAACCTTCTATTGATCGCTAGACAGAATGGCAAGACACATTTAGCGCGTATGTTGATTTTGGCTCACTTAATCAAGTGGGAAACCAATGTCTTGATCATGTCCTCAAATAGAAGCATGGCTCTGGACACATTTAGGCAAGTTACAAACATCCTAGAAAACAATGACCACCTCAAGGGCTTTGTCAAGCAGATCCGCTATGCCAACGGTACTGAGTCAATCGAAATGCTCAATGGCACACGATTGGATGTTGTAGCTGCAACTCGTGATGGTTCTCGTGGTCGATCAGTCAATGGATTGCTATTTATCGATGAGGTTCGAGAGATTACAGAGGAAGGCTTTAGAGCTGCTACTCCAGTAACTAGAGCGCACCCTAATTCACACACTTTACTGTGTAGTAATGCCGGTGATGCTTTTAGCACTGTGTTAAATGATCTAAGAGAACGCGCTATCTCCTATCCACCTAAGTCTTTCGGTTTCTATGAGTATTCTGCGCCACAGTATTGCAAGATAGAAGATCGCAACGCATGGGCTATGGCTAATCCTTCACTGGGTTACACAATTACAGAGGAAGCAATCGAGGAAGCGATAGCAACATCTCCGATTGAAAATACACGCACTGAAACGCTTTGCCAGTGGATTGACAGCTTGTCTAGTCCTTGGCCTCATGGCGTGTTAGAAGAAACATCGGATAGCACACTAGAAATGACTGCTGGGGCTTATACTGTATTCGGTTTCGATGTCAGTCCGTCTCGGCGCAACGGTTCATTAGTCGCAGGACAAATTCTGCCAGATGGACGGATTGGCATTGGAATCTTAGAGACCTACAGCTCTCAAGTTGCCATTGACGAACTTAAAATGGCTGCAAGCATTAAAGGCTGGGCAGACATCTATAAACCGCGCCTAGTGTGTTTTGACAAGTACGCTACTCAAACTATTGCAGATCGCTTGTCTCAAAGTGGTGTCATGGTTGAGGATGTATCAGGCCAACAATTCTACAAAGCCTGTGGCGATCTATTAGAAGGTTTAGTCAATCATCGAGTAGTTCATAATGGTCAGACAGAGTTAATTCAGCAGATGAATAACTGCGCAGCTAAGGTCAATGATTCGGCGTGGCGTATTATCAAACGCAAGTCTGCTGGAGACATTTCTGCACCTATTGGCTTGGCGATGGTAGTTAGCAAGTTAATGTTGCCTGTACCTAAGCCCCAGATTTATACTTAGACACGCCGACAGAGTTTGTCTAATTACTTGACAAATGGTACCCTTTATGTCTATGGGTATCTTTAGCAGATCAGAAGCGCCTAAGAAAACTAACTCGCTTCTAGCGCAATACGCTCCAACAATTATGGGAGAGAATCTTAACTCTCTCTATAATTATGTCATGCCTCGCGTTCAACGCAATGAGGCTATGTCTGTGCCATCGGTTGCTAGATGCAGAAATCTTCTAAGCTCTGTAGTTGCCGATCTTCCAATGAATCTTTATCGCAATTCAACTGGTGAAGAACTAGGCAATCCAATCTGGGTAGATCAACCAGCAATCAATCAGCCACGCTCTGTAACTATGGCATGGACTGTAGATTCTTTACTTATGTACGGCGTGGCTTACTGGCAAGTTACAGAAGTTTATGCAGAGGATGGCCGACCATCTCGCTTTCAATGGATTCCAAATGTCAAAGTAACATTTGAAACTGATCTTTACGGCACGACCATCACTCAGTATTACATCGATGCAGTTGCAGTACCGATGTCAGGTTTGGGCAGTATCGTCACCTTCCAAGCATTTGATGAAGGCATCCTCGAAAGAGGAAGTGAAACTATCCGCGCAGCAATCGATCTCCGCAAAGCAGCTGTAATTGCAGCTTCTACTCCAATGCCTTCTGGAGTTATTAAAAACAATGGTGCTGATCTTGATCCTAAAGAAGTTTCAGGATTGTTAGCAGCTTGGAAAAACGCTAGAAATAACAGGTCAACGGCGTATTTGACTAGCACTCTCGAGTGGCTTCCGTCATCCTTCTCACCTAAAGACATGATGTATGACGAAGCACAACAGTTCCTAGCAACTGAGATTGCTCGCCTATGCAACATTCCTGCTTACTTACTTAGCGCGGAAGCCAACAATTCTATGACCTATGCAAATGTATTAGATGAGCGCAAGCAATTCTTCTCATTTAGTGTTGCACCTTATGTAAATGCGATTTCTCATCGACTAAGCATGGATGACATTACAGCCAGAGGAAACTCTGTTCGCTTTGATGTTGATTCAACTTTCCTAAAGACAGATCCAATGGAAAGACTTATGGTTATTGAGAAGATGATCTCTATTGGCCTAATCACAGTTGAACAGGCTATGGAGATGGAAGATTTAACACCTAACGGAAGTGAAGGAATAGATGACTAACATCCTTACATTCTCTGCTGAACTAACTGCCAATGTTGAAGAAAGAACAATCTCTGGCAAGATCGCACCAGCAGGAACAGGCGAAGTAGGAAATACATCTGCTGGCCGAGTGGTCTTTGAAAAGGGAGCGATACAACTTCCAGAAGATCCTAAAACAATTAAATTACTTAACCAACACGACATGAAACAACCTCTAGGTCGCGCCACATCTTTTACAACAGATGAAGAAGGCATTTATGCCAGCTTTAAAATTAGTCGAAGCAATAGAGGCACTGAGGCTTTAATCCTTGCAGAAGAAGGATTGCAATCAGGTTTAAGTGTCGGTGTAGAAGTAATTAAATCAAAGATGAAGGCTGGCGTTATGCATGTAATCCAAGCCTCATTATTCGAGGTCTCACTTGTCACGACAGCTGCATTTAAAACAGCAGCGGTGACTAGTGTATCTGCTGAGGACAATCCAGAAGCAGTAGAAGAAATCCAACCAACAGAAAGCGAGACAGCTGTGGAGAATACTCCAGAGACAGTTGCAGCACCAGTAGAGGCAGCAGCGGTTGAAGCTGCTCGTCCTGTGGTAACAGCAACTACATTCGTGCGTGAGCGCACAGCTCCAATTACAGGAGCGCAATACCTAGAAGCAAACATCAAGGCAGCACTTGGTGATGATGAGGCTCGCCGCACAGTACGCGCAGCAGATGACTCAACATCAACAAACACAGGCTTAACACTTCCACGCCACCTAGATACATTCATCACTGACACCTTCACAGGCCGTCCAGCATTTGAAGCATCTACACGCGCAGCACTTATTGATTCAGGCATGAGCTTCACAGTTCCTCGCTTGTACACAAACGCATCTTCAGCAGATGTCGCACCAACAGTTGCAGACACAAACGAAGGCGCAGCACCATCTGAGACAGGAATGACATCTGCATACGACACAGTCGATGTAAATAAGTTCTCAGGCCTACAACGCGTATCATTTGAACTCATCGACCGATCATCACCAAGCTTCATGGAATTGATGATGGCTGAACTTCGCAAAGCATACGAGAAGGCTACAGATGCAGCACTTCTAGCAGCATTTATTGCTAACGGAACAACAGCAGCAACTACAGCAGCAACAGCAGCTGGACTACAGTCATTTATCTCTGTAGAAGGCGCAGCAGCATACAAGGGTACAGGCGGAGACTTTGCTAACAAGCTAGTTGCTTCGACTGACCAATGGGCTGCAATCACAGGATACGCAGACACAACAGGCCGTCCACTGTACTCAGCACAAGGCCCAACACAGAATGCAGCAGGAGCATCACGCTCTACAGCAGTAGTTGGAAATGTTCTAGGAACAGACTTGATCGTTGATCACAACATCTCAGCATCAGGCGTAGTTGATAACTCAGCATTCCTAGTTGCACCATCATCTGTTTATGTCTGGGAATCACCACAGACACAACTTCGCGTAAATGTTCTAACATCAGGCGAGATTGAAATCAACCTATACGGATACCTAGCAATCTACTTGGCTAAGTCAGGTAAGGGTGTTCGCAAGTTCAACCTAACTTAATAAATAGGTAACTAAGTCGCTCTAGGGGGTCAGTAGCCCTCTGACTCCCTAGAGTCTTTAGAAAGGATCATCATGGCATTAACTACAGTCGCAGAGCTTCGCTCTACGCTTGGTGTTGGCACTCTATACGCAGATTCAGTTCTTGAGTCTGTCTGTGATGCAGCCGATGCAGTTCTATTGCCTATGCTCTGGACTAACACAACATTCAACATCGCACATAGCAACACAGCAACTACAGGCACACTCTACTTTCAAGACAAGGTAGAAAAAGTTTTCTATGTTGGCCAGACAGTAACTATCACTGGCAACGGATCAAAACACAACGGATCAAAGACTCTCACTGGAGTAGGCGATTACAACATCACTTACAACATTTCTGGCAACAATAACACTCCAGCAGTAGAGCATCCAGTACAACCTTTTGGCACAGTCGCAGCAGATACTTATGTGGACTGGGCTTTAGATCAAGCAGTACAAAACGCAGCTTTGATGATCGCTGTTGAAATCTGGCAAGCGCGAACCGCAACACTCTCAGGTTCTAACGCCATTGACTTCCAGCCTTCCCCTTATCGAATGAGCGCACAGCTTCTCGCTAAGGTGCGAGGATTGATTGCACACGCACTTGCACCAACATCGATGGTGGGATAATGCCAGTTGCAGTCACTACCCTTCGCACCACATTAGCCACAGCATTAGTAGATAACTCTAAGTGGCAGACTTTTGCCTTTCCACCGGCAACTGTCTTGGCTAACTCTGTGATCGTGTCTCCAGATGATCCTTATCTGACACCTAGCAATAACCAGCACATCACAATCAGCCCTATGGCTAACTTTAAGATTATTATTACTGTGCCTTTGTTTGACAATGAAGGAAACCTTAACGGGATAGAAGATTCAGTCTGTGGAGTGTTTGCAAAGCTCGCTGCATCATCTTTGACCTATAATGTAAGCGCAATAAGCGCGCCTAGTATTCTCAACGCTGCTTCGGGTGACCTTCTCAGCTGCGAGATGTCCGTATCAATCCTAACGAGCTGGAGCTAAAATGTCCGAGTGGGAAAAAGAAAACGAAGCCTTCCTGATCAAAATCGGGCAGGTAGCACCATCAGCACCAAAGCCAGTAACTACT